GACTCAGACACAAGTGGATTACCACTAGATTATGACAATCTCTTGACTTTGTACGCCGCTGCTAAGGGTAAAATGACCCTAGGGCTCTTTGATGAAAGTAATAACCTAATGGCACAATTTAATATGGGACTGGACGAGCTTGAGAACACAGTAGTTGAGCGAAATGTGGATAGTGGGGATGTTATAGCTATGGTGGACGATTATGGAGGTTTATAATGCCAACAAGCTGGACAAAAACAAACAATGTAACGACTGGTTACACGAAAACGGCTGATATTAGCACAAGTTACACTGAAGAAGCCGATAAAGTAACAATATGGCCTTCGTTTTTTGGTTTAATAAGGTTGGTTACGGAGGGATTGAGAGAATTTATAATGACAGAGGGCGACACAGACCATATTGTGGTAAGCCACGGGGAGGATGTGGAAATATGGACTGATGAAGCTGACAAAGGCACAACTTATACTAAAGTAAGCGACATATAGTATGGCAGGTAATAAGACAATAACAGAATTAACAACACTAACTACGGTAGACCAGAGTCACGACTGGTTGCCAGTGGTAGATGTTAGTGATACAACAGAGTCCGCACAGGGAACTACTAAAAAAGCCCTAGTGGACCAATTCATTGGAGATACAGGACCAGGTGGAGATACCGGAGTAACCGGTTCAACTGGTGTTACAGGTAGTACAGGAGCCCAAGGTGATACAGGGATACAAGGCTCGACTGGAGTCACGGGAAGTACCGGAATACAGGGAGTTACAGGTGTTACAGGAGCCACAGGAGTTGGAGCTAGTGGAGTGCAGGGAGCTACAGGTGTTACGGGTAGTACCGGTGTAAAAGGAGACACGGGGGTAACTGGAAGTACAGGCACAACGGGAGATACAGGGGCAGACAGTACAGTAGCCGGACCCGATGGGGACACTGGAATACAGGGTAGTACTGGGGTCACGGGTGCAACAGGAGTACAAGGAGCAACTGGAATACAGGGGACAACAGGTGTAACAGGAGGTATAGGCGCTACTGGTTCTAAGGGTGACAAGGGGGATACTGGTGTAAAAGGGGACACAGGAGTTAAGGGAGATACCGGAGCAGATAGTACGGTTGCAGGACCTAAGGGTGATACGGGAACGATTGGTAATACAGGTGTAACAGGTGAAACTGGCGCCAAGGGAGATACAGGATCAGACTCAACGGTAGCGGGGCCTCAAGGAGATACTGGTATTGTTGGAGCGACCGGAGTTACAGGGGCTGCTGGTGCTGGTATTAACTGGGAGGGAGTTTGGGCGGATGATGTAACCTATATTATAAATGACGGAGTTTCTTATTTAGGAAGCTCTTATATATCAAAACAAGATTCTAATACTAATCACTTACCAACCGACACGGCTTGGTGGGATGTTTGGGTTGAAAAAGGTGAAACAGGCGTAACCGGTGCAACTGGAATAACAGGTAATACAGGAGTGGGAACCACGGGGGCAACGGGTGTGACCGGGGCAACCGGCACGGCCGGGACTGTGGGTGCAACTGGTGTGACAGGTGGGACTGGCGTTAAAGGAGACACTGGAGTTGTTGGTGCAACAGGAACGGTTGGAGGAACTGGTGTAAAAGGTGATACCGGAACCGCTGGAAATACAGGGGTAACGGGTGCTACCGGTACTGCTGGAACAGTAGGAGATACAGGAGTAACAGGGGCCGCAGGAAACACGGGTGTAACAGGCGCCACGGGTACAACAGGCGCTAAAGGTGATACAGGAACTGCTGGGGCTGTTGGAGCGACAGGAACACAGGGTGCAACAGGTCCAAATAATATAACAACCTCAACAACAACAAACCTAACTGGAGTTCTAGTCGGTGATGGCGCAAATGTGGGGGTTCCAACAACGATAACGGCAGATATTATAAATGAAAGGACAGCAGGAACTGGAGTTACTATTGAGTCAGTTCTTATTAAAGATGGGAATGTAGTGGGAAACTACCAGTCTGTAAATGATGACTCCGCAATAAGTTTCACTCCGTCTTCTCCTTATGGATTTATATTCGTTTCAGTAGGTACTAATACTGGTTATTATTTCTTCGGAACTTTTAGGTCGGCTGCGACTGCATGGATGAATAGTGCTATAGCAAGTACAAATTTTGTTGCAACAACAGGTGCATTAACAGGAACAACTGGAACTGATGGGAAAATAACAGTTTCCTCTGGTGGTGCAGATGGTAAAATATACATAGAAAACAGATTGGGGGGGGCGAAGACGGTTTACTATTTCTGCGTTTCGGCATACTAAACTATTAATAAAGATTTATGGCACAAACAACAATAAAGCAAAGACAAATAAGTGGTGGAGGTGGTGGTACAGGAACAATTATAATTTATGAATATTACTAATATGAAATACTTACTTATTTACATTTTAGGAATACTTACAACACTTGGTGTAATACTCATATGGAAGCACTATTTTTGTGCAGCTTTAATTTGGCTTATATTTAGATGAGTGTATCAACAATAGGCACGAAATACCCGTTACCTGCGTTTAGTGTATAATATACTATATGAGAGACAAGAGAGACAAATGGGAGGAAGCTCAAGAATGGGAAAGAAACTGGTGGAGTAACTGTGCGAATACAGTGTGGGAGGATGTTAAGCAAATGAATCTGGCTCAGTATCTAGGCTTAAAGGTAGTTCCTAACGCCTACACAGACTACAGAATACCCCTTAATGGAGAGAGTGTACTAGACATAGGGGGCGGCCCAAGTTCGATACTTCTCAGGTGTGAAAATGTTAAAGGAACGGTCATTGACCCTTGTAATTATCCCGACTGGGTGGCACAACGATACAAAGAGTGTGGTATTGAGTACATTAGAATGAAAGGTGAAGACATACCGACCAAGGCAAAGTATGATGAGGTTTGGATTTACAATGTACTTCAGCACACAGACGATCCTAAAAAGGTTATACGAAACGCCCAAAAGGTTGGCAAGATTATAAGGCTTTTTGAATGGATAGACACCGGTATAACCCCGGGACATCTACACTCGTTTAATAAAGAGTTCTTTGACAAATACCTAAAAGGCGAGGGTAAGGTAGTTAATTTGAGTGCTAACGGGCTATATGGTCAAGCATACTTCGGCGTCTTCATTGGAGATTCCTATGATACCAAGGCAAAAAGATAAGTTTAGAGTCCACATTGTAGGATTAAGCCATTTACCGGTCAGTGAAAAGTATATGGGCTGTGCTTTTACGCAAAAGGTAGTAAAGATGTGTAAAATGTTACTCAACCTAGGCCACGAAGTGTATGTTTACGGCGCTGAGGGTGGAGATGTGCCTTGTACAGAGTATATTGTTACCCATACACTCAAGGATATTAGAGACGCTTGGGGAGACGGGGATAACAGGTTTGATATAGGCTACGATTGGAGGGCTGGAATGTTCCGACACGACATAAACAAAGAGAAAACAGCCTGTACTAAGAAGTTTGTAGCCAACTCTATAATAGAAATCAATAAACGAAAGCAACCTGACGACTTTTTAATGATAATGCAGGGGTATTTTAACAAGGAGATAGCCGATAGTGTGGATTTATTCCTAACTATGGAGCCAGGAATAGGTTACAGGGGGAGTGTGCCGAATTTAAACAGTGGAAAGACCGTTTACAGAGGGTTTGAGAGCTCGTATATAATGAATTTCACCTATGGTAGAGAAGACCCCAACGAAGCAAGAAATGGAAGTTATTATGACAGGGTGTTTCCTAACTATTTTGACGCCAAAGACTTCACTTACGAAGAGGAAAAAGACGATTACTATTTCTTTATTGGCAGGCTTATACACCGAAAAGGAGTGGCAACAGCCATAGAAACCACTAAAATACTAGGTAAAAAGCTTATAATCGCAGGACAAATGGACGAAGTAGAGAAGATTGATATGAATTATCCCCATATTGAGTATGTAGGCTATGTAGACCCGGAACAGAGGACTAAACTAATGAGTAAAGCCAGGGCGTGTTTTATACCAACAACCTATTTAGAACCCTTTGGTGGTACTAATGTTGAGAGCCAGTTATGTGGTACACCGGTATTAACAACGGACTTTGGAGCCTTTTTGGACACTGTAATTGACGGTGTTACTGGTTTCAGGTGTCACACCCTAAACGACTTTGTACAAGGGGCGAAATTAGCACCACAGCTTGACCCTAAAGTAATCAGAGCACACGCAGAAAAGTACTTAATGGACAATATGCAGTGGAAACTAGAGGATTGGATGAGAGAGTTGTATCAGGTGTATCTTTCAGCAACTATTCCTAACACAAAAGGTTGGTCGTATGTAATGGTATAATTATATATAAGAGGGGGTTAAGTTTAAGCTCAGACCAATGCCAGGTAGAACTAAGAGGGTTACTCAGAAGTATTTAGATTTCAGTGGTGGTTACCAGGGTTTTGTATCGCCTTTATTGTTAAAGGTAAACGAAACACCATTTTGCTACAATGTAGACTGCTCCAGACCAGGACAACTTAGAAAATCGCTAGGATTTGCACAAATAGGAAGTGGAAACGGATCAGGATACAACCGTGGAGTATTTGCGTGGAACAAAGAAGACGGAACAGATTTACTACTTCAGGTTTACGGAAACTCACTTTATAAATACACAGGAACAGCCAGTGGGTTCGTTTCAGTGGGAACGGGCTTTGGAACTGGTAGTGACCCAGTAGAATTTACTACAAGCTTTATAAATACGGGTACAGGAGTCGGAACTGCGGCAGGAACTTATATTGAAAGAGCTTATATATCACAAGGACTTTCAGGCGGAACGATTAAGTACACAACAGGTGCTTCTATCTCCGCTATTGCCGACCATTATGCAAAACATCTTGAAACCTATAAGGGAAGACTATATGCTGGAAATATTAAGGTAGGGACTAAAACATACCCATCGAGATTTATATTCTCCGAGGTTACTAAGGATAGTTTTCCAGACGCAAACTATGTGGATGACATGGGGGAAGCAATAACCGCTGTAAAAGAGTTTAGCGGGTCGTTGTTTATCTTTACAGAGAACAAAGTCGCCGCTTGGGACGAATACTCACTAACGAACTTGAATGTAAACGGTGGAACTACTAACAGGGAGACAGTACAGGTTACAGAGAGTAGATTGATTTGGTACAACCGTGGTGGAGTTCATATGTACGCCGGTGGAACAGAAGCAACCTTGATTAGTAGACCGGTAATTGATTGGCTAGCAGAAGTCTCAGACGCAACTGCGGTAACCGGTGGATTAGACAGTCGCGGAAGATACTGTTTATACCTAGGAGACATTACATTTGGAGGGGTAAGTTACAGCGATGTTGTTTTGAGATACGATGTGCTTTTGAATGCTTGGGATGTGGTTATTAACAGGCCATTCAAATATTGGACAAGAAACAAAGCCGGTGGGGTGTATGAGGTTTACACAACCAACCCAGACGGACAGGAAGTGTGGCAGGCAGATTTAAGTTATGCCTTAAACGGATCGGCTCAAGCGAGTGTTTACCAGACACCAAAGTTATACGGAAACCCAGAGAATGTGGACGATTATAAAAATGGCTACGAGGTTCAGGTTGTGCATAAGCCAACAGGTGAGAATGAGTATATAACAGTGCAATACAGACTAGACGGAACGGGAAACTGGGGGACGATAGAGGGCTCTTCGAGTAATGTAAGTTTATCGGGCACAGACGAGATAAAAGTCCAGACCTTTAAACTCCCAGCAAAAGCTACCGGAAAGTTCTTAGAGCTTAAAATGGCTCACAGTTCAAGCGGTGCTGGTTTTGAGGTTTACGGAGTCAATCTTATTTATGATGTAGAGGAAAGATGAGCCTAACTATAACGGCAGACGAAATTAGAAAACAATTAGGAGCGTTCTTGACCACGCCATTGGAAATCTCCTCGGGGGCTTTGTCTACACAGCAGTTTTCTTCAGTTACCTCAGTTGGTGCCGGTGGGGTACAGGGCCTTTGGAAGTTTGGTAAGAATGGACAGATAATAGTGCCGGACAGTACAAACGATAGAGTATTGATTGGTAAATTGAATTAGGTTACTATGGCAATTTCTTTAATAGCCTCTGGTGGTGGAGCCAGTACAAATGGAGGTAGCGTTACGCTGAATTTTACAGCCCTTAAAGACGATGTTGTTATAGTAATGGGTGGAACTAAGTATAGGAGTGGTTACACACAAGCAGGAACAAGTAGTACGGGTTGGAATGTGGGGGCGTACTCAAGTTACGGACCAACGGCCTGTGTGCTGTGGAAGATAATGGGCGACACCCCCGATACCAGTATAGTTTGTAACGGTTCTGGCAACAGTAATGACTCAAGTGCCTATGTGTACTATGTTTTAAGAGGGGTTGATTTAAGCAATATTTTTGACGAGTCTATTCGTGGAGTGAGTGCTGGAACTTCTACGAACCCTGACAATGGGCCAAGTTACCCCAACACGGTTGGTTCGTGGATTATAAACTTCAATGCGAGCGATGTGTACGATACCACACCGGGGACAGTGTCTGGATTCTCAAATACCGTTTCGGCAACACAGACTGATACTTTCGGCTTTACTTCTGCAGCTTGTACATTCGTAGCGACTGCAACAGAGGTTGCGAGTGGCAAAGACCCGGGCGCATGGAGTTCGTGGGCTTCCGGAAATTGGCATGGTTGGTGTTTTTCTGTAAGACCTGCGATTGCCTCCACGGAAGATGAGTACGGAATAAAAGTAAGTAGAACGGGTTTTGATGTTAATACTGCAAGTGACAAACAGTTGGCTTTTAGCTCACAATGGCCACTACTTCCTATTGAGGCAGAGGGAGAGACTACACTTGTAGCGCCCGGTGGAGGAGGCCCATTTACGCAGGATATATTCACACACAACCTAGGTTACGCACCGGTATTTTTAATAGAACGAATTAGTGGCGATCAGTTTTTCTTTCCTATGTGGGGGTGGTGCAATACTACTAAAATATGGTTTGATGGATTCTCCGATACAGACATAGTTGTAAGGTGGAAGATATTTAGAAGACCAATAGAAACGAGGTATTTTGGAAAGAATATAAACATAGAGGACGCAACAAAAAGTGCCGACTCGGATTACGGAATACTTGTTTCGCTACCCGGAAAGAGTGTACATTCAGCAGATAAAAGGGACTTTGGAATAAGAAGCGATGTAAGGCAACTAATGGTGTCGAAGAGCGACTATATACCAGAAAATATTGGTGTTATAAGGGGGGTTCATAACCTTGGCTATAAACCGATGTATCTAGCTTACATAGGGGGTTTTGACGATGAGGGTGTGTTAATCCCAGACTCTTACAGATTGGCCTCTGAAGCAGACGATTTACAACTTTTGGCAACAGATGTGGATATTAAAATGTCTTTGTATGGGTTTGAGTACCCACCAATGGCGTATATTTTATTTAAGGATACATTAAAAACCGATGGGTAAAATATCAGTAGAAACAGACGAGGTATTTAGAGTGTCACTACCTGGAAAAGATGTGAGTAGCACAACCCCGGAGGACTTTGCCGTACACAGTGGGTTTGACTACCCTAAAATAGAAGAACACTTGGAGGGATATGACCTTGTTACGGCACCAAACACAATACCAACGGGGGACACCGTACTTCTAACGATTGACCATAACTACGGGTATATCCCACACTGGTTAATATATCTGGACGACATAGATAACAACTATACAACCGAGTTTGCCAGACTTCCCCTCACAGAGTCCGTTCCTGTGTATTGGCAGTATTATGTGGTTCCCTCAACAACACAACTTAAAATCTGTATTTACAATAGCGGAGCTTTTGGAAACATTGTAGCCCCAGACGCACCTGCTGGAAAAAGGGTTGGAATAAAATGGCAGTGTTGGGTTAATGACTAGGTTACGATTGTGTTATGATATAATATATTATATATACGAGGGGGATAATATTATTGACCTTGTAAATGGCAGTTTACACAGTGAAATCGGGTGACACCCTCAGTTCTATCGCAAAAAAGCTTGGTTATTCCAACTGGCAAGATTTATACAACCTCAATAAAGGTGTTATTGGAAGCAACCCAAACATTATCAGAAGTGGACAATCATTGACCTACGGGAGTGCGGCACCAAAAACAACGGCCCCAAAAGTGTCGGCCGGGACGAGTGCAGGAATGCAAGCAGGACAAGCAACTTCTTTAACCCCTTTTGGACAGGTTTTACCTTGGGAGCAATACTTTAATCCTGAATTAGTCAGGGGTGGAAGTGAACAGGTTTATGCAAATTACTACGCACCTTTGGTTCAACAGGCACAGGGTGGACTGGAAAGTGAATACGCTAACAGAGGATTGACCAGAAGTGGAATTAGGGGACAGGCTTTGGGAGATATGTATAACAGGTACGGACAAGAACAACAGGCTGGAATAGAAAGCGATATCTACCAACAGAAGGCTATGGCACAAGAGGACTACAACAGACTTCAGCAATTATACGAAAACACAGAAGGAAAACAGAAACCAGCACAATCAACCTATACACCATACAAAGTAGCAAAACCAACAACAAGTGCCGGAACCTATGGGAGTTCTTATTTAGACTGGCTTAACAGGGTCACGAGAGTTTAGTTTATATATTATTAAAATGGCAACCACAGAGCAAAGATTAAAAGAATATGAAAAATTGTATAAACAGGCTCAGACTTACGATCCTAATAAATTCCAGGGTGATTTCCAGAAAGCCTACGGAGAAGCTACCAACTACAATTCGGATTTAATCAATCAACAGGCTAGCTCTTTAGGAGAGCTCCAGGCTGTCGCACCTACTTTAAGAGAACAGTATTCTAACAGCCTTATTACAGACCCTACTAAACAAATGGCTTTAATAGCTCAAGCAAGACAGGCTCCAATAACAAACTGGGCAACTGCTGGTGGACTACTTGAGGCAAGGGGAAACAAGTACTCAGACATATTGGCAAAAGCACTCGGTGGTTACCAGACTTCGGCACAACAGGCTAACACAGCAGCAGAGAATGCCTGGAGATTATACCAGGACGCAGTACAACAAGACCAGTTTAATAGAAGTCAAGGGGGTGGAGGCGGTGGTATCAATTTAACAGACCTGTTAAAGGATAGTGACGGAGACGGGATTCCAGACTATATGGATAAAACCCCTTTTGGGGAGCAGAAAGGCAATCTCCCAGCACAAACAACTACTCCATATTGGCAGTCTTTGACAAGAGCAGCACAGTGGCAACCAGAGAATGACGCACTAGCCAATATATATAATAGACTAACAAACACAGTAGGAAAGTTCGTTTATGAAAACCCAAGCCCTGTAAGTTGGATTAAGAATTTATTTAATCGTAACAGATAATGAGTATAATAGGAGATATTTTAAGAAGTATAACCAAGCCGGGTAGAGATATTGCCGAGCTAAGTAGGTTGGTTTCAACTGTAAGACAGATGGACCCTTCTATCAATCCGAGCCTAAACTCTTTAGAGAAGAGGTTGAACGCACAACAGAAGACAGAACAGTACACGCCAAAATACCAGTCACAAGAGGAGCAAATGGGAACCTTTTTAAGACCGGTGGAAACTACACTGCGAAATGCAGCTACAGTAGGGGCGTTTGCTGCTCCAGTTGGAATTGCCGGAAATGTAGCAAGTAGGGCGGGTGCTGGTGCTTTAGGTGGAGCACTTGGAAGCTACGGAATGACACCGATTACAGAGAATACAGACATTATGAAGATTTTAGGTGGTGCGGCACTGGGTGGAACAGTTGGCGCAGCTATTGGTGGTGTTGAAAAAGGACTGATGAACAAAGCGCAAAAAGCACTCCCCTCAAAAGTGTCAGACTTCGGACTTGAAACAAGAGGCAAGGCGATAGGGCTAGACCCAAACAAGCTAGCAAGTAAAAGAGGTGTAAATGTAGGCTCTTCAACACAGGGAAAGAAAGTTATCAAAAGTTACTTTGACACAATGGACAGTCTAGGGTTGCCGACACAAACCTCGGAAATTGCCTCTCAAAGTTCAGACGACGCACTAAGAATTCTAAACGAGCAGTTTAATGGAGTTCTAACAAACGCAGACAATGCCGTTACATTCTCAAGTAAAGACACAGCAAACATAGTAAACAAGATAAACAGTGCTTTTAAAAACAACTCTAAGATTACAAGTAATGCACAATACCAGGAATTACTAGGAGACTTACTCTCTTTGGGTGAAAGCTATTCTCCAAGCCAGCTCAATATGATTAGAGAAAAGGCAAGAGAGTTAGTAAATTGGTCCACAAGTTCAAAGGCGGCGGTAAGCCAGAGAGCTACAAGTCAGGTGTTTAGTGTTATCGACGACTTCTTTAAGTCTAAGATAGGTGGAACAAGTGAAGTTTTGAGTAAGATGAAAGACATTTATACGGTAAGACCAATATTTCAGGCAAAAGCACCAACAGCAGGTTCAATTAAAGTTGGGACTGCCTCTACTAATATCGCCGTTCCAAGTGGAGCAATACAGGAAAGAATCCCATCAGCAGTAGGGGAAACACTACAAAAAGGAATTAGAATGCCACAGGTATCGCCAGAAGTCTTGGCTAATATAGGTGGTGCGGGAATATTTGCGACAAGATTAGGACAAGCACTTGGACAAGAACAACCCCAGGTCGGTATGACCAGAGACAACCAAATAACGAACGAACTAGTTTCGAGAGGTTTATTACCACAATCCGAGGCTGAGTTATACCCACAAGGAGCGATGCAAGGGGGGATGACACAAGATAATATGATTACCAACGAATTGGTTGCAAGGGGTCAGTTACCTCAATCACAGGCAGAGCTGTATCCTCAGGGACAAGGGCAAGGGACACAACCCGGTGCGACCGGTATTAACCTAATGTTAGCCCAAGGAATTTTGAGTGGGAAGATAAGTTCGGCAGAAGCGAACGCGGTCTTGGGTTTGCTTGGTATGGGTGGAACCGGTGGAACAAAACTAACCGAAAAACAGAAACTATTTAAGTCGGCAGGCCAGACAGCAGGAGAAGCCCTGGCGATGCTTGAGGCTGGGCAGGCGAAGACCGGTAAAGTCCAAGGGGTAGGTACAGCGGTCGGAAAATTCTTAGGAACACAGCAACCAGGACAGACTGATTACCTAGCAAAACTTGACGGTGCAAGAATGGCTGCGATCTCCGCACTCTCCGGGGCAAATGTACCACCAAGCGAGTATGAAAGAATGAGGAATTTAATACCAGAACCAAACGATGAGTACAATATCGCCGTACAGAAACTGAGAAGCTTCCAGGAGGTAATGGAGAACTACGCCCAGTCTTACGGGGGCACAGATTCTACCGATAACATGACAGGATTATTTCAATCACTAGGACTACAATAATATAACAGAACAGAACTATGCCCAAAGAGAACACACTAAACGAAATGGAGATAAAAAAGTTAATACAACAGGAGATTAAACAATGCTTTGAGGAACTTTCGAGTGATGTTAAAGACATTAAGAAAGCCTTGTTAGGAGACGGGGTTTACAGTAAAACCGGGCTTGTTAATCTTGTTCAAAGACACGAAGACTATATAGACAAGAGCGAAACCCTAAAGATTATAGACAGGGCTCAACCCGCATTAGAATGGTATGAAAGTTGGGATAAGGAGGGAATCTTTAGAAGAATCAAAGAAGCTCTTGACACTTACGGGAGATTAAAATGGTTCGTGGGTCTTATAGCAGGGGGGAGTTTAGCCGGAATAGTCAGCGCAGTAATGATGATCATTGAAGTAGTTAAGAATATATAACAATGGACCAGGATTTCAACTTGTGGCAAAAGTTGTTTCAGAGTAAGCCAGTGATGAGAGCGACTGGTGGACTTCGCTATTTACTTGGAAATGAACAAGAGAAAAACCAGCTTAGTGATTTATGGGGTGAAGATGTAGACAATTCCCTTCCAGCGATAATGGGATTAACTAAGCCCTTTAGAATGGGCTCTAATATCTTAGGTCAATACTACGGCTCGGCACTTACAGGAAAAGATATGACTCAGCAGGAGAATCAAGGGAAGTTTTTACAATGGCTCTCCAGTGCACTTACTCCAGAAGAACAAACTCAAATTGAAGAAAGACCATATTTAAACGCACTCAAAAGTTCTGCCGGTATGGCATCTACTTTAATGCCTTTTGCTCAAGCCGGGGTTGTGGGTAATGTCGGCTCTAAAATGGCAAATCCTACTTTGTCCAAATTTACCAACTTACTCTCTAGGGGTGGTCTTGAGGGTGGCGTTGGTGGTTTTGGATACAGTAGAGAAGGAAAAGAACTACAAGATACTTTACTAGGAATGGGGCTAGGTGCTGGTGGTGAAGTTTTAGGCGGTTTGATTAGCGACCCAACCTTTAGAAGGGGAATGGGACAAGAAATTAAGAGGGCGAACTCTGGAAATTATGAGGCTATGTTAAAAATGGGCGATGACGGGGTGGACGATATTGTTTATGATTTGGGCTTCGATGGAAACTCAGAAACAATAGATATGTACCCAGCCTCAAATATGAGAGAGGATAGGTTTAAGCCTGTTGGACAAATTCACTTCTCGGTTGATGAGGGTGCGGGAATTGGGACTATTGACGACATATATGTTGATAGTATGTACCAAAGAAAGGGATTGGCAACTAATGCCCTAAAAAAACTTAAGGCAGAATATCCTGACATAAAGTTTACAACAACACTACAGACGGATGACGGCTCTGCCCTTTTTAACAGTCCAGAGGTTCGTAAAATACTGGGTACAGATACAGGAACAAAACCACCTGCTAACATTGGGTCTCTAGCCGACGACGCCGACAATGTAATAGACCTGACCAAAGATAGGTTATACCTAGAAGCTAAGAAATACGATACACTGGAGGAGTTTATAAAGGCGCAGGGGGAGCCTCTCTTTCACGGCACTTCTGCCAATTTTGACATAAAGGACTTTAAGGGTGGTTATCTGACAGGAAACAAGAACTACGCCGAAGTTTACAAAAACCCTTCGGCCTCTTCTATCTCCTATGGTATGGAGGGAATTAAGAATAAGCAAGGTGGAAAGCCCCGTGTTTTAGAGTTCCTGGTGGATAAGGATGCAAAGATATTTGACTATCAGAACCCAAAACACAGAGCCCTGTTGGACGATTATTTTGGGAGTTGGAGTATGTCCGGGGAGCCGTCGGTTGGAAAAACCGGTCAGTTAGACTGGACGGAGGGGGAAAATCTTGCCGAGTTCTTTCAAGAAAAGGGGTTGGACTTCGACGGAATAAAGCTAGATGAGGGCGGAGGTTTCGACCCAGAAACGAGGATTGAATTAAAGAGGGCTCCGTCAGTGAGAATTATCAACCCAAGGGTACTTAAAACAAAAGAGGCTTTAGCCGACCTTTGGGAGCAGGCTCACACCCAATATGTGGGTGGCAAACTACCTAAAAACAAAGACCGATATATAAAAATGCTAACCGGTGAGGAGGGCGACGAGAACCAGTTGCACAACCTCGACTATAAAGGACTTAAAAAGGAGCCGGGAAGAATATCGAAAACTCACGAAGAAGACCTAAGAGAAGAAATGAGAAAAACTGCTGAGAGATGGGGTCTTTATCGATAATGGTATAATATAATAATAAGTTGAGAGGACAATTTTCTATGAAGTTTAGCAATCCTTTTGGTAAAGGTGAAGTCTGGATTAGTCAAACATACCATACAAACACCTCTAACCGTGCTGTAGATTTTGGCAACCTCGCTGTGGGGACTCCAGTCTATGCTATAGCAGACGGAACTATATCAACAACCTCAACCGGTGGCGGAAGCTACTGTGTTCTAAGTGTCAAAGATACTACATTTAAGATTTTCTATGTTCATACCTACAAGTGGTTAGCTAAGGGCACGGTAGTTAAAAAAGGACAAAAGATTTGTGAAATAGCACCAGCCTCGCTCACGGGCTATCCGGTCCATCTACATTTAGGGATTGGAATATACCAACTGTCGTTTAGAAATCTAATGGACTATATGGACAGGTCAATTATATTCAGGACTAAGTATGCAGATATAAAAAAGAGTTGGTTTAATAACACGGAAAACCTAAACTGGGCACTGTTTAAAGACTTACACTATTTACCTGACCCCATTATCGACCCGTGTGAATCTATCAAAAAGGAAAACGAGGCCCTTAAATTGGCTCTAGCGGCCTCACAGGGGCAAGTTACAGCCCTGAGTAACACGGTCAATGATCTGACATTAAAGAACAATCAATTAACTGCTGATAGTGAATTTCTGGTGCAGTTGTCTTCTGATTTAAAGAGAGCTATCACACAATATGGTAGTTAAACCAGAAGTTAAATTATTATACGATGGGCTAATGCGTAACCCTTTAATGGGAGAGGCAAGAGAGCCACGCAGGAGAAGTGATGATGTGGGGAATGAAACAATGTATTGGATAATGATGATGTGTGTGGTATCCAGTACAGTGTTGCTTATTTTATTTTACTTATTTAATTAAATGAAGAACGACAAAGTAGAGGCGTTTCTATGGCGATTCTACAACACTTTTAAGAGTGTAATCTTCCCTGTTGTCGCAGGAGTTTTGTTGATTGAATTACAAAAGAATCCTGGTCAGTTGGATGTTTTACTCAGTAAAGATTTGTGGGAGCTAATCGGATACTCGTTGTTGATTTCCGTATTAGGTAGTGCAGTCGCTGGCGTAGATAAATTAACGAGGGTGGAATAAAAATGAATACCGAGAGGAGGAGAGGCAGGCCTAAGGGTAGTAAGAACAAGAAGAGAGAACCAGTAATTAAAATCAGTATTCCTAAAATGATAGAAAAAGAGACTACTGAGAGGACTGAGAGACAGGAGAGAACGGAGGGGATTTATACAGACGCAAAGGGGGAGAACTTTAAGAGTGTAAGAGATATTGAAAGGGAAACTTTAGAAAAGGCGAGAATCCAGATTGAAGAGGGTTCTATGCCAACAACACTTTCCTTTGATGACTTCCATGAGGAGGCACTACGAAGGGCGGAATTTAGGGAAAAGGTGGAGGGTGAAAAACGCCATGTTGAGATTAGTATTGATACAGACAGACCAGTTGCGATTGCGTTTTTGTCTGATTTACACTTAGGAAACGGTGGCGTGGATTACGAACTCTTAAAGAGAACAGGTGAGATAATCAAGGAACACCCACTAGCATATTGCATAACAGGTGGAGATATTACAGACTCTTTGTTCTTTGACTACGGGGAAGAAGTTTTGAATATGCAAGAGCAGTATGTGTATATGAATAAGTTTCTAGGTTGGATGGGAAATGAAAACATACTGGCGGGGATTTTAGGTAATCACGAGGCGTGGGCTAGAAAAAACGGTGTTACTAACTACATAGAGTTTAGTAACCAGACCAAACGCCCGTTGTTGCGAGGAGTGAGTTTTGTAGACTTAAAGGTAGGTGAAGTCCCTTACAGACTTTTAATGGCACACCGATTTAGAGGTGAAAGTATGTACAACCCAACGCACCAAGAAAGCAGGGCAAACAGAGAGCTACAGGGTGCAGATATAATTATGGCGGCACATACCCACAAACCAGGAGAAAGCATTATCTATCAACCAGAGTACGGTGGTGGAGCAAGAAAGGTTGTTTTAGTAAACGGTAAGACATTTAAGAGATTGGACGCTTACGGAAAGGATCAGGGCTATGTTCCTATATGTGGCGAACAATTAGGTTGTAACTGGATAGTATTAAACAACGACAAGAAAATGGTTAGAATTTGCTCAAGTAATGAAGAGATGATAGAGACGATGAAAGCCTATGTCTAAACTAGAAGAGATACAATACAAAATTAAAATGTTAAAAAAGATAAAATGGTACAAAGACAAAGGTGCGAGGTGTATTCGAGAGTCGTTGGATACATAAGACCAATACAACAATGGAATCCAGGAAAGGTTCAGGAACATAAGGATAGAAAGTTCTTTAAAGTAGAATAATAAGTGGGAGTGGTAGAGTCATTACACCGCCTCAATGCTGCACCGAGCAATCGGCACAGTACCTCTTGCTGGAATGCAGGAGGGCTGTGTTATGCAGACAGCGGGTTGCGTGACAGTTCTGTAGGGATAATACCTACTAATCGCTAGAGGGTTAAAATCCCTCCTCCCTATTTGGTAAGCCCCATGTGAAGTGTCGGATGACTAATCCATGGGGCGATTGAAGGCTCATAATAAATATGAGTTTTTAATAACTCTGTTCTTTCAAAATATAACCTAGGAGGTGTGAAATGATTGGTAACTGTCAGTTTTGTGGCAAAGAAAAAAACATCTTCTTTTGCCGATTGTTCGGGGATGTATACAAATCCCATAAGTTTCGCAGTTGTTTAGATTGCATCGAAAAGATGCGACTCGTTGTAGTGTCACAGGAGGACACCGATGGGAAACAACAAATGGAAAGCGGAAGTGAGGGAACGAGACTGCTTTAAGTGTAAAATCTGCGGGAGTCCGAATAACCTAACAATACAGCACAAAATTCCATTATGTAGAGGAGGACAAAGCACTTTAGAGAATACCGTTTGCTGGTGTGTTGGGTGTCATAGAAATTACCACAAAAAGTGGGGAATGGCTATTTCAGACGACTTCGGTAACCCTACAGAACACGGCTATCAACATCGCAATTCATCGAAACGGAAACTAAGCAAAAAGCAACAAAGGAAAGGCAGCAGAAGGGCAAGAAAACATCATCGCTAGGTTATAAAACAGGGGGTCTGTTAAGTCTGGAGTCTTGCTCCGTCATTTGAACAACCCCCTGTAACAACCCTATAAAGAAATACTAGGACTACTTGAATTATATTTTGAGTTGTATATATTGGAAGTATGAAGAAGTTGTCACAGGAGAGAGTGGCTAAAATATTGAGGCTAAGGGAGCGTGGATTCGCTTATCCACAAATAATTGAACAGACAGGGGCTAGTAAGTCTGCCGTGCAGAAGTATTGCAGTACTTTAAGACCAGAATTAAAAACGATTGCATACAAGAGACTACCGCAAGAGTGTGTAGACGAGGTTAAGAGGCTTAGAACAAGAGGGTTATCATTGCGTAAGATTGAAAAGGCTACTGGATTGTCCGGACCCTATATACAGAAAATCTGTGCTAAGTATTGCCCTGGATACAGAAAGGTAGGGTTTAGGAAAATAGACCCGAAGAAACTAGAAGTCATTGAAAGACACTACAGGGATGGGTACTCGACCAAAGAGCTTTCTGTAATGGCAGGGTGTCATATAGCCACTGTACAGAGATACTTAAAAGGTAAGGGAGTTAAATTACCGCTAACAACTAAGAGAAAAACAGTAAATGAAAACACAATTTACAATTTATATATCAAAGGATTGGGTACTAAAGAGATCGCCACTGAGTCTGGTTATTGTAGGGACTCTGTAAAGCGGTGCTTGAGGAAGCTTGGAATAAAGCTACCACTAAGGAAAAATAAAGAGGGAAGTTTAAATAAATATTCCGACCGGGGATTAAAGGACGGGGGTCGGTTCACAGAAAAGCCTGTCCGCTAAGTCTTGCAAGCCATACGGGTAAGATTAGCTTAAAAAATGTGCGAGGGTATCGGTTAAGTATTATGCCGACCTCCCTTCCGACTCAAAACTGCAGTCGGTTTAGGATAGATAATTGGCTTATGTCTTCGGAGATACAACCGGTGAAAGACAGAAACATTAAGTATCATTGGGGGTACTAAATCTTGCTTCACCAATGGGTAAGTTTTAAGTTATACATAATACAGTGAATATACTAAGTACAATAGATGAGAACTGGGGGAGTACCTGGACACCGTACACTAAACAGTTTGAAATAGAATTAAACCCAGCCAAGAGAGCAGAAAACTACGCCAGGGAAGTTCTGGAAGAAATGTTTGGAGTACTAACACCCTCGGACAATACCGAGGCAGGCTACGATCTCTTTTCAAGAAGCACTAGAAACAGAATAGAAGTTAAGTACGATAAGCTAAGCCGAAAAACAGGCCGGGTGGCAATAGAGTATGAAGCTTACGGAAAACCAAAGGGAATACAAGAAACCCTGGCTGACCACTATTTCATAATCTGCTACGACAAGGACTGGTTCGAACTTAAAGACAAGGTGGCTAAAAAGGGTTGGTGGATTGGAATACTAATAAAAACAGAGAAGCTAAAAGGGCTCGTGAATACAATGTCCTATAAGAAGGTAAGTGGTGGCGACAATAACGGTACTAAAATGCACTTAGTACCAGTAGAAGACATAAGGGAGGAAAGTGTCAAAATATATCCTATAAAATAATACTAATACCCTATTGACAGGGCTGACACAAGGTATATAATTTAGATAATTAAATTATTATACCTAAAGTTATGGTATACAAGATATATGTAAATGGTGAAAACATAGACGC